TAATTAACTGCCTTTCTTCTTTTTTATTATTCATGTTTATCAAGTCCTACCAGTCTCATTATAATTATTATCATAATCCTGCTTTTCTGGATCGTTACTATTCACATCTTTATCTCTACCAACAGCTTCTGAATCTTTATTAGAATTTGTATAAACTGTAAGCCTTGGAGTGAAAATATCTTCTAATTTATCTTCGTTCTCTTTTTCTCGTCTGGCTTTTTCATCTTCTAAATCTATACCAATCATACCTAGTGTAGTATCCATACTACAATTGAAAGTAGAATATAAAAGCTTAGACAGTTCAATCTTCATATCCGCTTCAAGCATTTCAGAATCAATAATTTTTATATCTGGAACATACTCTGAACCAATACTATTAGCCTCAAGAACAACTTTATAAAAATTCTTTAAAATCTTTTCTACTTGTTTAGAAATACTATTAATACACTGCAATAATTGTTTTAAAGAAATATTAGCAGTTGAAGCAGTCTGACTTTTATCATTAGATAAAAAAGAAACACCAAGAGAACTTAGTGCTTTATTACGATACATATTAACTTTTTCAGAATTTGTATCATCAACCTTTGGCTCAACATAAGCAATTGACTCAACTGCGGCATTAGAAGTAATAACAACTGTGTTGTTTTTAAAAGCTTTCATAAATTCTTGATGAGAAAAAGACATAATTTCAAAATCTCTTCTATCTCCATCCTTACCAAGAACTTCTTTTCGTAATTTTTGATGAATAATCTTTTTTGCCTTACTCTTAGTGTTAATTTCATCTGCTTTGTCAAAGTTAGACAGCATAATAATAGGTTTTAATGCTCTAAATAATGGACTTAACCCATATTTTCTTGTGTTGTTATTGATACGAACCGTACCAGTATAGTCAGTATCCAACCTAACATAAGATTCCTTATTTACGAAAGCATCATAAACTTCTTTAGTATAGATATTTTTAATCTCTTCTTCAGTATCTTTAAAATATAGTGCTTTTCTTTTCTTGTCTTTGAGTATTGTTTTTCTTAAACTATCCTTCAAAGCAGAAATGTTAATTTGGATAATTGGATTTCCTTGTTGTTTAAACCCAGACATTTCAGCAACTCCAAGAGGAAGGTAGTTTATTTGCCAATTTTCCTTGTCATTTTTAAGAAGACACATAAAAGTACCTTCAGTATAAGCTATCATAATAGAATCTATAATGAATTCTTCAATATTAATTTGAAAGTTAAAGTCATCAATAACTTCTTTCGCTTTTTCAAGAGTTTTAGTTTTCTTTTTAACAGTGCCAAAATTCTTGTAGGACAATTTGTAATCAGTATTAATATTGTTACTTATAGATTGAACAACCATTCCAAGAATATCATTTACGTTAATCTCTTTTCTTAATATAGCGTTAATCTGCAATATTTTTTCAATATTGCTTTGTGCGCCATCTGCCAATATATCTACTTGCTCAAGAGTCAAGTCTGGTGCTGTTCCAGTTTCATTAAGATAAGCTGTATACATTTTATTAGACGGATCATAAGCAGAAAGAGCGTTATGAAGCATTCTCTCAGTCATTTCATTACTGGTAATAACTGTTGTATCTTCATTTGGTACTTTTTCAATAATTACAGTATAGTCAGTTGATGGATTAATGTTTTGAAAATCTTGGTTTTTAGAATTATTTTCTGGCATGTTTCACCTCCTTTTATTATTAGAAGTCGAATGATATTGTTGATACACATGATGGGGTAGAGGAGATGTCAATTTTATGAGTATTATCAGATAACAAGTCTTGTTCTAATAATGAAGCAAAGTAAGAACCATATGAAACTGAAGTATATCTATCCTTTGTATTTCCGCTTTGTTCTTTCACAACAGTAACTCCTGTCTGCTCTTTTTTTTCATAAACAAGTTCTGCTGTTTCATTAATAAGCAATTGTGTTTCTAAGAATGGATTTTCATAAAATAACTGAGTGCTCATATCCATTGTGTCATTATAGATTTTAATATTAGGAAATAATTCTTCTTTAGCAATGTTTAAATTCACTAAAAAATCTATCTGTTTATTCACTAATACATTTCTAAACGATTGAGCTATGTCGCTATTTAAATTTTGTGAGGCGTTGATAACAAAAATAGCAGGCTTTGCTCCGTCAATTTTAATTCTATTTGCATAATTTTCGTTATTCATACACTTAAGAGGAGAATATTCATAATCTCTTTCTTCGTCATACATAATTTTTGCAAGTAAGTCATAACACGTTACTCCTCCATTACGAGTATCTAAAACTATATAATCTGCATCAAAATCTTCGTATAATTGCCTAATTCTAATGGCTTGTTTTATTATATCTCCTCCCTGATGATGTTCTAAATATGAAACAATTCGTCTATAGCCTTGTTTAACTTCTATTTTTTTTCTTTCACTATTTTGACTTTCATAAATAGTACTTTCTGGCAATAAACGTATACAAGATGACACGGAATTGTCATTTTTTTTATTTTCTATAAAAGCCATATCACAAGCCACAATTCTTATTTCCCCAGTTTGTTTTGGGATATCATATGGATTTTTCTTTTTACTTCTAACATCAATAGCTAACCTTGGATAAAACGGTTTTTTACAATTTTGATTTCCGATTAACATGTCATAAGTAAAATAAGCAAAAGTATTCTCTTTAACTCTCTCATTTAAAAATTCAATTCGCCATGTTAAAGGATCTTGTTTTCTCTTTTCTTTTTGAAGCTGCCTCATTGTCTTAATATTATGTTTTAAAGTAATACTTTCGTCAAAAGCCAACAAACATGTGTTTTTATCATTAAGCATATCTTGAAAATTATCATCTACAATATCCCACATCCAATGTCCGTTATCAAGCCAACTTGAACTAATATATACGTCAACTGGATCTTCTTGAATTGTTTTATCTGAAGCATACGGCTCAAGCAATGTATACTGGGCTTGTCTAATAGTTTGAAATGGAGATAAAATACTATCATCAACATGCTTATCTATTTGCCTGAATTCTTCTCTTACACAACATGAAGATCTGTATCCTCTTCCGTTCTCAGAGGCAGGGACGACAGTAATGGTACTTCCATTTCTAAAAAAAACAATAACTTCATTTTGATTATCTTTAATTGTTCTTATTTCTTGGCGCAAAGCAGGAGACATTCCCATCAATTCATTTTTTATTTTTTCTGAAACGATTAATTTGCTTTGACCTTTTGTAGCTGAACTTAGCACAATTTTTGTAGATGGTCTTGTTATACATCTACAACAAGCATATAATGCAATAATAAAAGACTTAGCGGCGGCTCTACATGCAATGATTACAACAAACTGACATATGCCCATTAAATATAATATAATTGCTTGGTATATATGTAAATTGATTTTTAAGTAATCTATTGCTAATCTATGTAAATTTCTTCTAAAAAACGTGTTCCATAAAAATACATGATCCATATTTTGTGGATTACTAAGGTAATGAGTTGATGGAAAGTACTTATATAATTCGCTTTGTTTTTTATCTGCATACTTACTCTTCATCGTCGTTTTCCTTTACGAAATACTCTTTATCTCTTTCGTGTTTACCAAATTGAAGATTACGTAAAGGTCTTGTAATAAATCTTGAAATATAATCTCCAAGTCCGTCAAAATCCTTATATAAACTTTTATCTTTATAATATTCTTCTGGAGTATATTGACTTATCGTAGCTAAAGTAACTCCAAATACTTCATCATTGCTAGAATCTGTTTCTTGAACTGTTTTAAGTCCTGCTTGTTTGAAAGTTTCTCTATACAATTGTGTAAACGTTTTAAAATCATCAGGTTTTTTCTCTCTCATTGCATTCATTTGTTGCAATTTGGTGTAACATAAATCTTTAATAAATATCTCTTGATTACTGTCACAATTTGGATTTTGTCTTTTTAACATTTTATAATGATCATCAAGGATTTTGTAATCGGCATCACTAAAAAGTCCAATGCCCCATCTTTCTGCTGAAACTTTTGATACATCAGCTTTTCCTTCTGATTTTAACGCATCTAATTCATCTAAATCTTTAATTACTGTATCAGAACGCTCTTTTATTACATCCAACCAACTACGACCTATCCAAGGCTTAATTTGTAATTTACTTGAATATGTATGAAACCTACTTCTATGAGCACTAATTTTCTTACTTGCCGCAAGTGGAGATTCATTAAAATACAATCCATACATCATACAAATGTACTCAATTGCTTTTTCTTCAGAGCCAGAAAAAAAGTCTATCATCTCATTAACAAATTTATCTGAACAAGACTTGCAGACAGGGTAAAACCCAATATTCTTAAATAAAGGATGATTTGTTGGAGTAAAGTTTCCTTGTAATTTGATAAACTCATGTTGACAACACCAACATTTATATGTGTTCTTATCTTGTTTTGTATCAATGTTAATTGTTTTATCACTATTAATTTTAGTTGACGCATTAATAGCATTTTGCGTCTTTTCTAATTTTGTGCTTGTACCTATTCTTTTTGCTATAATACTCAACTCCTTTGTTATGTAAATTCAACACCAAACTTCACATTTATGCTGTTTTGTATTGCTCGCATCTTTTAACTTGTTCAATCTGCCTATTTAATAAATCAATATTTTTCAATATATTTAATCCTATGTTTAAATCCCCTTGTTTAACTGTGCGTTCATAATAGTTCATCAGTGCGTCAATTTGCCTCTGGTATCTATCAACAATATCTTCTTCAACCACGTTCTCTTTGTTAATTGTAGCGGCATGAATTTTATTTGAGCTATCTACAAACAACTCCAATTCATCAATTAGAAAAGTTTCTTCGCTAAATTGTTTTAGATTTATTTGCTGTTTCGAAATAGGGAAGGGGACTTCTAAATTCATTTCTTTTGCCTTTTCGGAAATAATCTTAACTAAATGATCGTCATGAACGACAATTCTATATCCTGTTTCTGCTGACAGCTTGATTAATTCAGTTGTTTTACCTTCTCCACGATTCTTACTAATAATTTTCATATAATTTCTCCTTAGCTTTTCGGTAGCCACCCTATATAATAATGAGCCAACTTCAAGTATCTCCCTCAAAATTGGCATGAAAAATCCCACCCCTGAAGAGAGGTGGGATGTTGCCAAATACATGGCTACTAACTTAAAGATTAACTTTTACTAGCTTTACTATAAGTTTGCTTTTAATGGCTAGTTAGAGACTTTAAGAATTAATTCTACACAATACATAATCCAATGACCATGAGCATTTCTGCATCGTCTCTCAATCCATCAAAAGTATTTTGTAAATTACTAACCTATGGAGATAGCTATCGCAGTTCACATAGATTAGTATCGAGTTTTTCTGTTACTCGCCAACGGTAGGTACATTCGTCCTACAAGTGTTTCTAATCCGCCATTTGACTATTTTGGCGAAGCTGTAGATTCAGTTGTTCAGCAACAACAAATTCAATCAAACCGTTCACTTATTAATCTCCATACGGTAGGAAATAGTCATCTGTTTAGATTTTTCATTACACATGAGTAGTATTCTTGCAGCTACTCACGACTTCCGACAATATTATATTTTAGTCTTACACTAATTAGAAACAAGTTATTTCACTATTATTCAGCCTTGAGGAACACTCTAGGTCAAACACAATTATACCAAACCTAAAACCAAGGATTTTACCAATCTTTACTCTTTATGCTTTAGTTTTTGAACTTTGACTTATAATTAAACTTTGATAGTTGAATTTTAAGCCTTAAACCTTACAACTTTAAACTTTACAGTTATAATTTGATTTTATTATCATTTTTGTATTTAGTAGATAAGT